CATGGCGGCTAGGCGAATCGGAGCGATCTGTAGAAAGCTACGACCTAGCCTTAACCCTGGTGAGAGCCACATATCTGTGACATCATCAGGGGAATACGCCCATCCGATCTCTGACGGAGGTCAGGCGGCGGGCGTTACTGACGCCATGAGAAGAATACTTCTCGAGGTACCAGTGAGGACCTACATGGAGGATACTCCATTTGGTCCTGCCAGTCACATAGAAGGAATACCTCTATGGAAGACTGTATTTAGAAGTGAAGTAGTCCAACAGGACTACGACTTCTTACAGGCCTACACCTTAGTAAAGGAGCAGCCTGGTAGATTCCGTGGGCTTGATGAAGTCACCGGAATTCAACTGATGTATGTAGCATGGAGAGAACTCCAGCCTACACCAGTTCTACGTGCATCTGTTGTCCCAGAGATGGGCAACAAGGCACGTCATGTGACAATTTCAGACTATTGGCTGAACTTGTTACAATCCCCATTGAGCCATCTATTGATAGACTCAATGAAGTATCACCCCTCCGTCTTCTCAAGCTTTCACCGACAGGATCAAGCTTGGGAAGCTGTGAAGGGAATGTGTAAGTGTAAACAGCTAGAGCTGCTACCTACACATGCAGTGTTGAGTAGCGACCTACAGGACGCTACCAACGCTCAGCAATTTGGATTGACAAAGTCAATCCTAAGAGCTTATATAAGTGGCACGCAACTATCGTTCCGTGATACTTACATCGACCTAGTTCTAGGTACAATAGGACCTAGACTAGTACTTTTCCAAGACGACACTTCTGTGTTATCTAAGGTTGGAATAATGATGGGTGAGGCAATAGCCAAACCATCATTAACTTTACTCAATCTAGCGATTGAGGAATTAACATTTCTACAGTATTGTAATGCTGAAGATTTGTTATTTACAGACGACCCAGCTCCCTATAGGGACTGGAGATATCTGCACATAGGAGGTGATGACCACTTAGTAAAGGGGCCCACCGACTATTTAGACCTGATAACCTATAATCATAAGTTAGCAGGGTCTCACATAAGTCCAGGGAAGCACGGCTACTCTAGGACTTATGTTAAATATACTGAAAGAATTGTAAATCTACAAAACCTTCAGTATAAGAAACCTATTGACTTTTCCGACTATAGTCGGTCCATTATCGTGGATACAGTCAAGGTTAGACTTCTCGAGCGTGGTCTATCGACCATGATCAAGAAGGACAACAAGAATGTTGCGATTGGTAAATCACAACAACTTGGTAACGTGTTGGAGTGGTTGCCTAAAGACAGCCGCTTCTACACGGAAACGAAGATAGAAAGTATTCGATCTCTCTTCGTTGAGCGTATGGGCCCGTTGTTACCTAGAAAGGCAACAAACCCGAGAGCATACGCTGCCATACACCTACCAACTAGCGTTGGTGGGTATGGTTTAGGGATGTCTCATGAGTTACAAAAGTTTCTCAGAGATTCCCCGGAACCCCACAAAGGACTTATATATAAGTCCTTCAAGGGGGTAAACGTGAAGAAGGATCTAAGAATCTTCAGATCCCTCAACACGAACACCTCTACTCGTGGCATTGAAGATATTCAAGAGCTACAAGAGAGGATCATTGGTCAGTTGAGTGATTACCCAAACATGATCAATGCAATTAGCTGGTCTGAACTTCGACAGAAGTTTCCAGATCCAGATAATAATCCGCGCAGGGTTATCGCCACTGCAGCGGATAATGGCTATCTCTCGATAGAGGAGTTCGCCAAAAGAGCTACCAGAGGAAATATCTTCCAGGAGCTCTTAATGGGTACGAAAGAGCTAAAGCTTTTCAACACCCGTCCATACGTAAAGACTTATTGTTATAAGATCTGGCCGTATGCAGAAGAGGAAGGACTAGTTGCTATGGCAAGTCTAGCCGACTCTTTAACCAATTCTGAAATAGCTATCGCTATTAAGAATATGGTACCAGCATGGTACTTTGATATTAATCAAATGACTACACTGGATCTAGGTTTCTGGGATCCGGAACATCCAGAGACAGAAACCTGGGATTTCCATGAGGATACTTATATTAATAAGTACACACAAGGACTACCGTCCTTATATGTTTCCCCTGGAAAGTTAGGTTTTAAGATCAATAGATCTTAAAAACTATTACGATTTGGACCTACTTGGTATCCCGAGGGAGTTCCAAAAATCCTTACCGCATAGTTC